GAGGACGGCACGCTCCGCTACAAGTACCGCGAGCCCGACACCAACCGGTACACGATTTACCGGCAAGACCAGATATTCGCCCTGCGGTTCACGACCGAAGACGGGTTCACGCCCGTGCCGACGTACAAGACTTTCGCCAACGCCATCGGCCTGGCCCAGGCCCTGGAGGCACATGGCTCAGCGTTCTTTGGCAACAACGCTCGGCCGGGCGTCGTGCTTGAGAGCGACAACCCGATTCCCGTCGAGGCGGCAGAGCGACTGCGTGAGCAGTGGGAGCGGCTGCACCGCGGGCCAGATCGTGCCTACCGCACGGCGGTCCTCCCCAACGGCGTGAAGGCCCACGAGCTCAGCGGCTCAAACGAGGCGGCCCAGTACCTTGAGACGCGGCAGTACCAGGTCATCGAGATCTGCCGGGCGTTCCGTGTGCCGCCGCACATGATCCAAGACCTGACGCGGTCGACCTACAGCAATATCGAAGTACAGGGGACTGAATTTGTCCAGCACTGCCTGCTGCCGCACCTCAAGCGGTGGGAATCCGCTATCGCTCGGGATCTCATCGAGGACGACGAGCGATTCTTTGCCGAGCACAGCGTCTCGGGCCTGCTGCGTGGCGACCACGCCAGCCGGTCGGCGTACTACGTGTCGGCGTTGCAGAACGGCTGGATGACGATCAACGAGATTCGCGAACTGGAGAACCTCAACCCGATTGGGCCAGAGGGCGACAAGCACTACATCCAAATGAACATGACCACGCTGGAGGACATGAGTGCGGAGCCAGAGCAACCGCCGCCGCCACCTGTGGCCGAGGAGCCGCCCGCGGAGCCCCCGGCAGAGGAGCCAGACGACACGCCAGACGAGGAGGAAGAAGACGATGGAACTTGAGCGACGCTGCTTGGACTTTGACGAGCTGCCCGAGGCCGAGCTGACGATCGAGGAGCGGGCGAACGGCACCCAAGTGCTCACGGGCTACGCCGCGGTCTACAACCGATTCAGCCTGCCGTTGCGAGAGGGCGGCTCGGCGTTCCGCGAGGTCATCCGGCCGGGTGCGTTTGACCGCATCCTCAACCGGCAGCGAGGAAAGCAGGATGTCGTCGCCCTGCTCAACCACGACAGCAACCTGATTCTCGGCCGCACATCATCGGGCACGCTGGAGCTCTCCAGCGACGAGAAGGGCTTGCGGTACACCGTCACACCGCCCGACACGGCCGTCGGCCGGGACACGCTTGAGCTCGTTCGCAGGCGTGACTTGCGTGGCTCGTCGTTCGCCTTCGCCGTGGATGCCAAAGGCGAGAACTGGTCGAGTGACGACCGCGGTGCCATCCGCGAGATCCGTGACGTGTCGATGTTGGCCGATGTCTCCGTCGTTCTGACGCCGGCCTACCCGGCGAGCAGCGTGGCAGTGGCCCAGCGGTCGTACGAGGCGTGGCTAGCGAGCCAGGAGCAGGATGCGGATCCGGCGGCCCCGCCTGCCGAGCGTTTGGCCCTGCGGGGCGTCGCCCAGGCGTGGGCCGCCCTCCTGCGGCTGCGGAATGTATGAGCGAGACCCGGAAGTGCGACAAGTGCGGCGACCGGCTCCGCGTCGAGTCTTCGCACCAGTACGGCAGCCAGCAGCTGCGGTACATGAAGTGCCGCAAGTGCGGCCACCAGTGCCGGCGGGTCGTGTCGGCCGACAACGTCCTACGACGCTCTCGGTAGGTCTACTACCGTAGTAGGTCCGCGCTGTTGAGCATCTGCAAGGCACCCCACCTCTACCCGTAGCGTTGACTCCAGACGGCAATGACGCCGCAGGAGACACCGCACATGGATCGCCTTTCTGCTCTTCGCGCCGAGGCCAACGAGGTCGCCGAGCGCATCGACTCGCTCACCGCTCTTGAGAGCGACAACCAGGCCGACATCGACGCCCGCAACATGGAGCTCGAGGGGCTGACCGCTCGGGCCAAGGAGCTCACCGGCAAGATCGAGTTCGAGGAGAAGGTCGTCGAGAGCGTCCGTGAGCTGAAGACGGTCACGGACCGCTGCCAGCCGGCTCCCGAGGTGACCGAGGAGCGTGAGGTTGCCCGGATCGAGCCGGTCGCCTACCGCGGCAAGCTGCGGGCCTTCGAGAACAACGAGCAGGGCCGCCGCGACGCCTACGCCTTCGGAAGGTGGCTCGCCGGCTACGTTCACGGCGACAGCGATGCCAAGCGGTGGTGCCAGGACCACGGCATCGAGTCTCGGGCTCTGGGCGAGGCTGTCGGCTCGGCCGGCGGTGTGTTCGTCCCTGAGATTGCCTCGGGCCAGATCGTGCGGCTTGTCGAGCAGTTTGGCGTTTGGCCTAGCGTCATGCAGCAGGTGACGATGCCCTCAGATACCGTCACCGCCGTCAAGCGGCTCTCGGGTGTCAACGCGGCCTGGACGTCGGAAAGCTCCGAGATCGCCACGAGCGACCCCTCGGCCACCGATATCCGCCTTGTGGCCCGCAAGCTCACCGTCGGCACCCGCGTCAGCAACGAGCTGCTCGCCGACGCGGCAGCCGTTGGAGACTGGGTCATCGCCGAGTTTGCCACGGCTATCGCCGAGAAGCTCGACCAGGCCGCGGTCAACGGCGACGGCACCAACACCTACGGTGGCATTTACGGTGTGGCCAACAAGATCCTGACCAACGCCGGCAGCTACCACACGGCCGACAGCAACAACGACACCTTCGCTGAACTGACGGTCAACGACTTCCTCGGCGTAATCGCCAAGCTGCCGACCTACGTGACGCAACCCCGCTGGTACATCTCGTCCTACGGATTCGCTCAGTCGATGCAGCGGCTCGACATCGGTGCCAACGGCCGTGTTTCCTTCGAGAACGGCACCGGGTTCAACTTCCTCGGCTACCCGGTGACCATCTCGAACGTGATGCCGAAGTCGGGCGACCAGAGCGGCAACGTGATGGCCCTCCTTGGAGACGCCAGCCTCGCCGGCATGTACGGCGTCCGGTCGGCGTTCGCCACGAAGATCAGCACCGAGCGGTACGTCGAGTACGACCAGACTTTGTACCTGGGAGTTGCTAGCGAGGCCGGCCCGCTGGTCGCCCTCGTCGGTCATTGATTCACCTAGCCTTCCCCGGAGAACCTGACGCATGAACAGCCTTGAGCTCACCAAGACCGTTGCCTCGATCGGCACGGCCGACACCGCGACCGACGCGACCTTCACGCACAGCATCGACACGCTCGGCTTCGACTACGCCAGCGTGGACGTGGTGTTTGAGGCTGGCACGGCTTCGACGCAGGATCTGGCCCTGGTACTGACCGTCGGCGAGAGCGACGACAACACCACCTTCACCAACATTACCGAGTTTGTCGGTGGTGGCGCGGGCGGCTTCACGATCCCGACTTCGACGTCGAGCACCGAGAGCAACGTGGCTCGGTTCAATCTCGACCTGCGGGGCAAGGGCCGCTACCTCAAGGTCTCGGCAACGCCTGCCGACGACAGCGTCATCTGCTCGGTGGCTCGGCTCGGCAAGGCCGACGTTGGCCCGACGACCGCGGCCGAGAAGGGTGTCGCCGTCACGGCTTCCGCCTGACGCTTGACAGTACTGACACAGTAACGGCTGGCAGGGTTTGTTCCTTGCCAGCCGTTTCTGTGGAGGGTCAATGAAGATCCGTATCGGCGACAGCGAAGTCGACGTCCGCGTCGAGGCAGTGCTATCAATGCCACGCTTGGCGTTTACGGCCAACGCGTTCTCGTGGGTGCAGGCCCTCATGCCGCTCAACATCCGTCCCACGATGGCAACCGGCGTCTTCTGGGACCAGGTGCACACCCGAGTCTGGGAGCAGTTCATCGACCGCTGCGAGTACCTGCTCTGCATCGACTACGACTCGTTCTTCTCGCAGGCCGACATCGAGCACCTCTTTGCCTTGGCCCTGACGTTTCAATGCGATGCATTGGCACCGCTGCAGACCAAGCGGGAGGACGGCCGTCCAATGCTGACGCTTAAGGGCCAGCTGGACAATCCGCCCGAGGAGGGCAAGACGGCGGTCCCGCGGGAGTGGTTCTCAGCCCCGGTGCAGGAGGTGGACACGGCGCACTTCGGCTGCACGATCATCAGTACGGCCGCCCTCAAGCGTTGCGAGAAGCCCTGGTTCTGGTGCCGTCCTGCACCTGACGGCACGTGGAACGACGGCCGGCGAGACCCTGACATTTGGTTTTGGGACAACTTCCGCAAGTCCGGCAACAGTGTCTATGTGAGCCCGCGAGTGACAATCGGCCACGGCGAGTACGTCGTGACGTGGCCCGGCCAGGATCTTGGCAAGCCCGTGTTCCAGTGGACGACGGAATACACCAAGACGCACGCACCCCCGGAAACTGCATGGAGAGCACCGCAATGAAGAAGATAAGACTGATACGGCCGTTCCGCTCGTACAACCGAGGCACGGTGCTCGACGTCCCTGGCGGGCAGGCCCACGAGATGATTATCCACGGCTACGCCGTTGAGGAGCGGCAGCAGGATCTGCTCGAGACGGCGACCGCTGAGCCCGAGGTCGAGCAGGCAGACGCGACACCACGCAAGAGACGCCGCAAGCGATGAAGTACCGCAGCCTCACCCGCGAGACCTCGCCGGCCCTTGAGCCCGTCACGCTGCAAGGCCCACCTGCGGGTCGACATCTCCGACGACGACTCGCTCATCTCGGCCATCATCAAGGCGGCCCGTGAGTTCTGCGAGGAGTACCTGGACCGGACGCTGGTGCACACGCAGTGGACGATGAGGAGGGATGCCTTCCCGTGGGAGTTTGAGCTACCCCGGCCGCCGATGGCCCAGGCTGGCACGACGACTGTGACGAGCGTGACGTACACGCTTGAGACGCA